GATAATAATGCTGCTGGTGGTGGTGGCGGAGGTTTTAGAGAAGTAAAAAATCCAGTCACACCTTATACAGCGAGTCCTTTAGATGGTTATTCAACTCCTGCAAATAGAGTAACAGTTACAGCACAAGGTTATCCAATAGTAGTAGGTGGTGGAGGACCTTCACCATCCAGTGAAGCTGACAAAGGTGTAAATGGTTCTAATTCAAGTTTTGGAGGAATAACTGCAGCTGGTGGTGGTGGAGCTGGAAGTAATGCTAATAGACCAGGTTCACCAGGTGGATCAGGTGGTGGTGGATCAGGTGGAGCTTTTTGTCAAGCAGGAGGAACAGGAAATACTCCTCCCGTTAGTCCAGCACAAGGGAAAGATGGAGGAAATTCAAGTCCTTCGGGTGCACCTCCTGATGGTGGTGCTGGTGGTGGTGGCGGTGCAACAGAAGCAGGTATAACAGGAGCAGATGTAACAAGTGGTAGAGGCGGAGTCGGTGCAACAACAAGTATTAATGGAAGTCCAACAGCTTTTTCTGGTGGTGGTGGAGGCGGAGCTGCTTGTGGAGGTGGAGCAGCAAGTCCTTGTGGCACAGGTGGAGCAGGATCAAGTGGTACAGCTGCTACAGCGGGTACAACAAATAGAGGTGGTGGTGGTGGTGGAACTCGACTTGACCCAGATGGTGGCGCAAACGGTGGCTCTGGTATAGTAATAATAAGGTATAAATATCAATAATTATGACAAGTACAATTAAAGTAAACAACATACAAAACCAATGTGGTCAAAACATTATTAACGAGAATAGTAATACTATTACTCTTGGCGCTAGTGGCGATACGATTGCTTTAGCATCAGGTGCATCACAAACGGGTTTTGGTAGAACTGGAACTGTTGATTGGCAGACAACTCCAAAGACAACTACTTTTACTGCAGCAAATGGTGAAGGATATTTTATAAATTCAGGAAGCGCAATTACAATGAACTTACCAGCAGGATCTGCTGGAGCTATTGTTTCAATATCTGACTATGCAAGAAATTTTGCAACATACAATTTTACAATTAGTCCAAATGGTTCTGAAAAAATTGGTGGAGTTGCAGAAGATGCAGTTTTAAAAGTTAATGGTCAAGCTGCAACATTTGTTTATGTAGATTCAACAAAAGGTTGGGTTAATGTTCAAAATGCAGAAGATACAGAAACAGGAATTCCACCATTTATATGTGCATCAGGAGGAACTGAAACAGAATGTGGTAATTTTAAAATTCATACTTTTACAGGTCCAGGAACTTTTACAGTCAATAGAATAGCAACACAATCCCCAGCCCCTGCATACAATACAGTAAGTTATATGGTTGTTGGTGCTGGTGGTGGTGGAGGTGGAACTTCTACTACAACTCACGTTGGTGCTGGTGGTGGTGGAGGTGGTTTTAGAGAAGGTAAAAATGCACCAATAGATTCTTATACAGCTAGTCCATTAGTTGCAAATGTACCAACAAATGCAATTACAGTTACAGCACAAGGTTATCCTATTACAGTAGGTGCAGGAGGAACTAATTCTTCTGCTCCACAAAGAGGTACTAATGGAAACCCTTCAGTTTTTTCAACAATAATAGGAACTGGTGGTGGCGGAGGTGGAAGTTTAGGAAGTCCAGGAAGTCCACCTTGTAGAAGTGGTAATCCAGGCGGTTCTGGTGGTGGAGGATCTTCCCAAGTAGCAGGCGCAGGAGGATCAGGAAATTCACCTCCCGTAGCCCCACCGCAAGGTGAAGATGGAGCACAAGGAGTTGATTCACCACCTGATTTAAGAGGTGGAGGTGGTGGTGGAGCCACAGCGGCAGGAACTCAAGGTTCACCTACAGCAGTTACAGGTAGAGGTGGCGCAGGAGCAACAACAAATATTACAGGAAGTCCAGTTGGTTATGCTGGAGGTGGAGGAGGTGGAGCTACTAGTGCTGCAGGCCCAGGAACATCACAAGCTAGTCCTTGTGGATCAGGTGCTGCTGGCGGACCATCTTGTGGTCCAAGTGCACCGGGTGGCACAGCAGCAGCTAATAAAGGCGGTGGCGGTGGAGGCGCAGGAGGAGCTCCTTCAGGTCCAGGTTGTAAATTTGGTGGAACCGGTGGATCAGGTATAGTAGTAATAAGGTACAAATTTCAATAGGTAAATATTATGAGTGAAGTAAAAGTAAATAAAATTAGTCCAAGATCCGGAACAGATGTTACACTAGGAGATAGTGGCGATACGTTCACAATTCCTTCAGGTGCAACAATTAATAACCAAGGTACAGCAGTAAACTTTGGTGCAACAGGTTCGGCGTCTTGGGTAACAACAGTTAAAACAGGAGACTTTACAGCAGTTGCTGGCGAAGGATATTTTGTAAATACAACAAGTGGTGAAATAGATGTAACATTACCAGCATCACCTAGTGCTGGAGATGTGGTTGCAGTAAAAGATTATGCAAATACTTGGGACACAAGCAATTGTATATTATTAAGAAATGGTTCTAATATTGGTGGTCAAGCTTTAAATTCAACTTTAAGCACAGAGGGTTTAGCGGTTACATTAGTTTATGTAGATGCAACAAAAGGATGGTTAGTAACAGATTCAGGTTTACAATCAGAAGCACCAGGACCACAATATATTGTAGCATCAGGTGGAACTGAAACTAATTCACCTTGTGGTAATTTTAAAATTCATACTTTTACAGGTCCAGGAACTTTTGCTGTAACCCAAGGAGGAAATTGTGCAGGTTCAAATACAGTAGATTATTTAGTAGTGGCTGGTGGTGGAGCTGGTGGTGCTCATGGTGGAGATGGAAGTACAGTTGGTGGTGGAGGTGGTGCAGGTGGATATAGATTTTCAAATGGAACTGCTTCTGGTTGTTATACAGCAGGTCCTTCTCCTTTAGGGGCAACAGCTTTGCCTGTTACAGCACAATGTTATGCAATAGTCGTCGGAGGAGGTGGTACATCTGCTTTTCCAGGAAATACTGCTCCTGCTTCTAAAGGTAATAATTCAACTTTTTCAACTATAACATCAACAGGTGGTGGCGGTGGAAATGGATCAGGTATGTGTTGTGCCGCTAAAGGTAATGGAGGTTCAGGTGGCGGTGGTCGAGCTTACAATTCTACAATTCCTGGAGGAACAGGAAATACACCTCCAACAACACCTTCTCAAGGAAATGATGGTGGCGATGGAAATAACCCTAAATTAGGTGGGGGTGGCGGAGGAGCTGGTGGTGCAGGTAGTCCTGGAGGTAGTCCTTTACCAGCCAACACTGGAAGAGGTGGTGGTGGAATAGGTTTAACATCTTGTATTACAGCAAGTCCAGTTGCTAGAGGTGGTGGCGGTGGTGGAGCTAACACTGATGTTCCAGCTAATGGTGGAGCAGGTGGTGGAGGAAATGGACCACCAAGTTCATCAGGTGGAACAGGAACAGCAGGAACCGTAAACACAGGTGGTGGCGGTGGGGGTGGACCTCATGGGCAAACACCAAATGCTAATGGTGGTGCTGGTGGATCAGGAATTGTTGTAATAAGATACAAATTTCAATAGTTGAATGATAATTAAAAATAAGATATAAGGAGAATAATTATGGCACATTTTGCAAAACTAGGATCAAACGGAAAAGTTATTCAAGTGTTAACTATGGATAACGATAAGATGTTAAATGCTGATGGTGTTGAAGACGAAACAGTAGGTCAACAGTGGTTAGAAACACACAACAATTGGCCTGCACAAATGTGGATTCAAACTTCATACAACACACAAGGTAACCAACATAAATTAGGTGGAACTCCTCTTAGAGGAAACTATGCAGGTATAGGTATGATTTGGGATGAAGATAATAATATTTTTTGGCCAAAATCACCTTATGCATCTTGGGTAAAAGATGTTGCAACTGCTAGTTGGAAATCACCAATCGGTGATGCTCCAGCATTAACTGCAGAACAAGAATCACAAAACACAGCAGACACTCATATATGGCACTATGAGTGGAATGAAGCTGGGCAGTCTTGGGACTTGACAGATTTAAAAGCATAAATTAAAAAGGTATGTGGTATGCAAAAGAAAGTATTATCTGAAATAGATTTACATTATGGCCCAATAGATATGCCTAAAGGTTTCGAAATAGATCGAGACAAACTTCAATCAGATATTTTATCTTCACAAATTAAAAATTCTGAATTTCCATTTTCAAAAGAATGGGACAAATTAAATACTTATATGAGAGATCATATACAGGTAGAGCACGGTTTTTCTTTAGTAAATAAAGACACGTGGGGAAATCTGTATAAACCCAAAGAAGTTTCTATTCCCCTATTAAATATAGATCCTGTGGATTTACGAAATTCTCCTGATTATACTTTTTTGTATGGAGTTAATGTTAAAAACTGTAGTGTTAGAATACATTATGATCAAAATAGAAGAGCCGGAAGAAGTTGGGATATACCATTAGAGAATAATAAATTTATAATGTTTCCATCAACTAATATGTATTATCTAACTAATAATCAAAAAGATTCATTAAACTTTGTACAAACAATAACTTATGAATATATCTAATTACTATTGGTACTTTAGTGGTGTGTTAACACCTAAATTTTGTGATGATGTAATAGCTTATGCTAATCAACAAAAAGAGGTTATGGCTAGAACAGGTGGTTTTGGTGATAAAAAATTAAATAAAGAAGAAGTTAAAAATTTACAAAGAAAAAGAAAATCTGATTTAGTTTGGCTTGATGATAAATGGATATATAAAGAACTACATCCCTATGTACATATGGCTAATGAAAATGCTGGTTGGAATTTTGATTGGGAAAGAAGTGAGTCTTGTCAGTTTACAAAATATAAATTAAATCAATATTATGATTGGCATTCAGATGGTTGGCCAAAACCTTATGATAGACCTAATAGTCCAGAACACGGTAAAATTCGAAAACTATCTATGACTTGTCAGTTAACAGATGGTTCAGAATACAAAGGTGGTGAGTTAGAATTTGATTTTAGAAACTATGATCCACATATGCGAGACGAATCAAAACATAGAATACAATGTAAAGAGATATTACCAAAAGGATCTATTATTGTATTTCCTAGTTTTGTGTGGCATAGAGTTAAACCAGTAACATCAGGCACAAGATATAGTCTTGTGGTATGGCATTTAGGGAGGCCTTTTAGATAATGTTTATAAATAGTTATTTTCCAACTATAGTATGGAATGAAGAAAAACCAGAGTTTGTTAAATCGTTAAACAAAGCTAGTAACAAATATATTCAAGAAGCTCGTAAAAGAAATAAAGAACACATAAAAAAGTTTGGTGACTTTGGCACATCACATCACTCAACATTACTTATACAAGATAATGATTTTTTAGATTTTAGAAATTACATAGGTCAAAAGTCTTGGGAATATTTAGATCACCAAGGTTATGATATGTCACAATATACAACTATATTTAGTGAACTGTGGGTACAAGAGTTTTCAAAAAAAGGTGGGGGACATCATTCAGCACATATACACTGGAACCAACACGTATCAGGTTTTTACTTTTTAAAGTGTAGTGATAAAACATCATACCCAATCTTTCACGAACCAAAGACTGGTGCAAGATGTACAAAATTAAAAATGAAACCAGACTTAAAAGGTATATGGCCTGGTCACGAACAATTTCATATGAGACCTAAACCAGGTACATTAATTATATTTCCCGGGTACTTAGAACACGAGTATGCAGTAGACTTTGGTATTGAACCATTTAGATTTATACATTGGAACATACAAGCGGTGCCAAAAGAGATGGCTAAAGATGTTTAAGAAAAAAAAGTATACAGTTATTTCCC